GCATTTCGCGAGTATATTGACCGCTGGCAGGTAGAGGTTCTATTTATAGATTCGGCAGCAGCGCAATTTGCTGGCGACCTTGCCTATACTTATAACATCTCAACCACCAAAGCTAAAAAAGACGTGTTACCAGGTATTGCCTATGTGCAAACCTTAGTAGAAACCGGTAGGTTAAAAATAGCGCCACATTGTACAAACGTCTTAGACGTAATGGATCAGTATCGTTGGGATAGTCGTGAAAAGCTTACCAAAGAAAAGCCAGTACATGACAAATTCTCACACATGGCCGATGCCATTCGCTACGCACTGTACACATACACTATCTAGGTCATAAAAATTTTATATTGACTAATTAATGCTTTAGGTGTACAATACCTGTATTATAAAAAAATTACTGAGTCCTAAAAATGGAAAAGTCAGAGTACTACCTAGAGCTGCAACGTGTTTTTGCCAGCGAATTTAGCTTTTACCTAAAAGCTGCTAATTTTCACTGGAACGTAGAAGGTCAACTATTTGGTCAACTACACGAATTATTTGAGCGTATATACACAGAAGTCTACGGCAGTATTGACACTTATGCAGAAGAACTGCGTGCGCTACAAATTACTACACCTGCTAGTTTAAGCGCCTTTAGTCGCCTAACTTATATCAGCGACGAGAATGTACCAGGTGACTGGCGTAGTATGCTGCAAGAACTGCTAATGGATTCGGATACCATGGCACTAAAGTTTCAGCAACTATTTATGGTAGCAGAAGAATTTGGTGATCATGGTTTATCGAACTTTTTAGCAGATCGTCAGGATGCACACAAAAAGCATTCGTGGATGCTGCGTAGTTCACTAAAGTAAATGGCAAAGAATACAAACAAGCGTATACCCGTTAAACACGTTAGAGATAAAGCCAAGTCGGCTTATGAAAAGCAAGATCATTGCTATATTTGCAACACAAGTCAGGACTTGGAATTACATCACTTGCATAGCGTTACCCTGTTACTAGAAGGCTGGGCACAACGCAAGGCATATGATATTTCAACTGATGAGGGTATCTTAGCTGTTAGGGATGAGTTTATTAGTGAACATCATAGTGAGTTATATGAACAGGTTTACACCCTATGTAATCCGCATCATATAGCGCTTCATGGTGTGTATGGTAAAACTCCTCAGCCTGGCAGCGAACCCAAACAAGCGCGTTGGATAGAAATTCAGCGTGATAAAGTTGCTGGTAACGGTCGTGCAGTTCCTAAGCAAAGCTATGGAAGTTTCTTTAGCGAATTTTGTTAGGAAAAAACATGGGTCGTTTTACAGACTGGATTCGTGAAAAACTGAATCCTGCACAAGAAAGAATTGCACAAGGCGAGGGCACACATATCCCCTCGACTAGTAAACTTACTTTTCAACAAGCGTTTAAAAACTTAGAAGTTGTAAATCGCGGTGTAAACATGGTAGTGTCAGCAGCAAGCTCACTGGACTATGATGTTAAAGATAAGTTAAATGAAGGCGTAGTTAGTGGCATTAGGCAAAAGCAGTTGGTTAACTTGCTTAACTTTAGACCTAACCCCTATCAAAGCATACAAGAATTTCGTCAGGCTATCTTTACTGACTTGTTACTAGAAGGTAATGTGTTTATACACTTTGATGGTGTATTTATGTATCACTTGCCAGCACAGTACACAGAAATCTTAACTGATACCAAAACCTTTATTCGTGGTTACCGCTACAGCGGTTATATCGAGTTTGAGGAAAAAGATGTATTTCACTTTCGTGACTTGAGTTCTGTGAGTATTTATCGTGGCGCTAGTCGCCTAGAGTCAGCACAGCATAGCATTGATTTGCTTAATAGTATGTACCAGTTTCAAACACAGTTTTTTGAAAATGGTGCTACTTTTGGTTTTGTGCTTACCAGCGATAATACACTATCACAAGTTGCTAAAGAAAAAACTATTCAATACTGGCTGCAGCGTTATAGTACTAAATCAGGCGGTAAGCGTCCAGTTATTTTAGACAGCGGCTTAAAACCACATAGTATAAGCAATAACAGCTACAAAGACTTAGACTTTGATCAAGCAGTTAAAACTCACAACGATATATTACTACAAGTAATTGGTGTTCCACCCATTTTACTAAACGGCGGTAATAACGCTAACATTAGTCCTAATCTGAGACTTTTCTACTTAGAAACAGTCATGCCGGTAATTAGAAAATTTGTTAGTGCACTAGAACGCTATTATGGATATGACGTTGACGCAATTACTACTAATGTAAGCGCCCTACAACCAGAATTAAAAGATATTGCAACTTATCATCAAACACTAGTAAATGGTGGTATTATTACACCAAACGAGGCTAGAAAAGAATTGCGATATGAACCAATTTCAGGATACGATGATTTACGTGTTCCTGCTAATATTGCTGGCAGTGCTGTAAATCCAGCACAAGGCGGTCGTCCCACCGCAGCCCCTAAAGAATAACAGGGAGAACATATGGTAGATAAAAACAAGGTAATTACCTTAACCAGTACATTTACTAAAAGTGTTCTACCTACTAAAGATATCAGCATTGATTCAATCATGATCGAAGGCTACGCAAGTACAGTCGATACAGATCGTCAAGGTGATATTGTACCTAGTACAGTATGGAAAAGCGGTGTGCAAAATTACTTGAAAAATCCAGTAATCCTAGCATACCACGACCATAGTGAGCCTATTGGTAGAATGGTAGATCATAGAATCGACAGTAAAGGTTTGTGGATTAAAGCACGGATCTCTGCGGCAGCAGGCGAAGTATTTAATCTTATCAAAGACGGAGTGCTTACTGCTTTTAGTATTGGTTTTCGTATCGCTGATGCGGAATATAATGCAGCCAATGAGCTGTTTGTTGTTAAAGAACTGGAACTACATGAAATTTCAGTAGTGTCCGTACCTGCTAATCAAAATACATTATTTAGTTTATCTAAGTCGTTTGAAACCGACGAAGAACTTAAATTTTTCAAACTGCAATTTGCGCCCAAGTTGGAATCAGCTAAAGGGCTCGAGCCCCCCGTGGAAGCAAATAGCGACACTACAAAGGAATGGAACATGGATTCTAAAGAATTGGAAAAACTGCTTGCTGACACAGCTAAGCAAGCTGCTGCTGAAACAGCAAAAGCCATTGCTGAGCAACATGCTCAAGCCGCTCAAGAAAAAGCAGCACAAGATCGTGCACAAGCTGATCTTGACGCTAAAATCAAAGCTGCCGTTGCACAAGTGCAAACAGTTGACACAGGTGCTGAGCGCTTACTAGCCGAAGTAGAAAAGCGTGTTGCTGAACAAGAGCAATCACACAAGTCTGCTCTTGCTAGCCTACAAGCTACACTAGCAGAAAAAGCTGCTGAACTCGAGGCCGTTCAAAAATCACGTATGCAATTTGCTGCTGATGGTACATCAGCCACAATGAGCTATGCTGACAAAGAAAAGGCTGTTCTACTTGCTCGCATGGCTAACAAAGGCGTCGAAGACACCAAGTTTGGTCGTGAAATGGTTCAAAAGTACGGTGCACACGTACCAAGCGCTACTTGGGAACTAGAAGTTAGCCTAAACATGGAAGCTGAGGTTCGTCGTCGCCTAGTCGTCGCACCACTATTCCGTCAGATTGCTATGCAAACAAACGTAATGAAGATCCCCGTTAATCCAGAAGCAGGTACTGCTCAGTGGATTGACAACTCTTCATTTGGTAGCTCAACAAGTGCTGGTAATAATGCCACACATGCACTCAAAGAGATTACTCTTAGTGCATACAAAGTTGCTACCAACGAGTACACAGCTTACGAAGAAGAGGAAGATAGCCTTATCGCTATTATGCCTGTAATTCGTGACGGTATGATTCGTCGTATCGCTCGTGCAGTTGACAAGGCTCTACTCCGCGGTGCTGATGCTACAGGCGATCCTATTAAGGGTCTAGCTAATGCAGCTGGTAGTTCAACACAAACTGGTATTACTAATACTACAACAGCTGTTACAGTTGCTAACTTACGTAATATGCGTAAGCAGTTAGGTGTTTGGGGTCTAGATCCAGCAGATGTAGTTTACATT